AAATAAAACATTAAAAGCACAGTATGGTATTACTTACAATGACTATTTAGAAATTTTAGAAAGTCAAAATGGGGTATGTAAAATATGTCAAAACCCTGAAAATAATGCCGTTAAAGGTGCAAGATGGGGAAAATCTCATAAACCATTAGCTGTAGATCATTGTCATAAAACTAATAAAGTTCGAGGTTTATTGTGCTTTACTTGTAATACTGGTTTAGGTTTATATAAGGATTCTATTGAATTGCTAACTAGAGCAATATCTTATTTAAAGGAAAATGAATCTTGACTATTCAATTATATGCCAATAATGCCAAAACCACTTTAGCGGCTGGTATTACAGCTACTACAACTACTATTAAAGTAGCGGCGGGTACTGGCGCACTTTTTCCAAATCCCAGTTCTGGGCAAGCATTTAAAGTTACTTTAGTTAGCTCAACTTCGGCTACTGTATTTGAAATTTGCCTTTGTACTTCAAGGTCAGGCGACACTTTAACTGTTGTTCGTGGTCAAGAAGGTACTTCTAAAACTCCATTTTTGATTGATGATATTGTTGGGAACTATGATACTGCTGGGGTAATGGATGATTTAGTCCAATCAGTTCAATTACAAAATCAATACTATATTTTTGCTGTAGCTTCAGGTTCAGCCAATGCTTTAACAGCCACAATCCCATCCAATTTAACAGCTTTAACAGATGGAATGTCTATTGTTGTTAAATCAGCTTATGCTAATACTAGCTCTGCTACTTTAAATCTAACCCTTGGTTCTACTGCTACTGGTGTAAAACCTGTTGTAGTTGGAAACAACTCTGCATTAACTGGTAATGAAATCCCCGGTGCTGGCTATCCAATTACCCTTTCCTATAGTTCCACTTTTGATGCTTGGGTAGTTACTGACGGAAATGTCAATTTAACGCTTTATGCTTTAATTAACAGCCAAACCTTTACAGGCACTCCTAGAGTACCAACTCCTGCATTTAATGACACTAGTACAATTATTCCTAATACGCTTTGGGTTCAAAACCAATTGGCTAACTATGCTCCAATTTATAGCCCAACATTAACAGGTGTACCTGCCGCCCCTACAGCCGCCAATGGTACAAGCACTACTCAAATAGCAACTACGGCATTTGTGCAAAATCAATTGCAAGTTGTTCAAGGATTAGGTTTTGGTGGAACTACTTGGCATATAGTTTCTAGAAGTTTTAATACTCAATATACCAATTCTTATAGCTATCCAATAGCCGTTTCAGCAACTACTACTTGCTCTACTGGATCATCTATTCAAGTTTATATTAACGGACAATTTATACAATGGTTTCAATGGCAGTTTAACGGGTGCGGTTCTTATGGCGGTGCTTTTGTTATTGTCCCACCGGGTGCTACATACCAATTAAATAGTGGTCAAGGTGTCTATAACTGGGCAGAACTATATTAAGGACTATGAATGAAACATTATCAAGACAATGAAGGTAAGTTATATGGTTTTGCCGCTGACGGCTCTCAAGACCATTTAAAGCCTAATAATTTAACAGAAATTTCTGCTAAAAAAGCTGAAACAATTGGTATTACTAGCTATAAAGAGTCCATTCCTACTGGGTTTGATTCGCCTGATTACCTTCGTGATCGTATGTATAGCTATCCAGAAGTTGGTGAATTTTTAGATGCTTGGGTTAAAAATGACCAAATTGCTTTAGAAAAATATCGACAAAAATGCTTAGAAGTAAAAGCTAAATATCCAAAACCTGAAGGATTTTAATTATGACTTACAACTATGGTAGCCCCATTACAGGCACTCTTACTGAAACTTCTTTAGAAGTATTAATTCCTAATTTAGTTTACCCAGCAACAATTGTTCTTAATTCTTCTGATGAAACTAGAACAATTCAATTTTCTTTGGATAATGGTGTAAGTTACTATGGTGCAGTAACGCCTACTGGAACTGCTACTGGTCAAATCTATTATATTTTGACTTTCCCAGTTACAGAAATTAAATTTACTGGTGTAACAGACGATACTTACGCAATTATTTAACAGTATTACTTAGGGTTTACCATGACAATATTGTTATTTGCCAATCAAGCGCAAACCACTCTTGCATTACCAGTAAGCTCTACTGATACAACTATTTATGTAGCGGCTGGTACAGGGCAGTACTTTCCAAACCCACAAGCTAATGAAGCATTTAAACTCACTTTGGTTAGTGCTATTAATGCTTTAGTAAATGAAATTGTTTTAGTAACAGCTAGAACTGGTGATGTATTTACAGTTATTCGTGGTGATGAGAACACTATTCCCCAAGCATGGGCTTTTGGTTCTTTTGCAGTTAACTTAGATACTGCTGGTTCTTCAGATGCCTTTGTACAAATTTATGGCATGGAAAATGGCTATTATTCAGCCGCTTTTCAAAATATGTTTGCTGTTACAGGTCAAATAGATACCTTACCTGTAAACCCTATTGATATAGCAAACAAAGAGTATGTAGATGCAATAGCACAAGGGTTAACCCCTAAAGCTTCTTGCCAATGTGGAACTACTCCAGAACAAGGGGATATTGATCTTTATGGATTACCCATTGTTGATAACTATCAAATTGTGGCTGGTGATCGTGTTTGCGTAAAAGATCAACAAAATACTGCTCAAAATGGTATTTATGTAGCTTCTGAAACAGAATGGTCAAGATCAATTGACATGAACATCTGGGATGAAGTTCCCGGTGCTTTTACTTTTATTCAATATGGAACTGTTAATGCTGGTACAGGTTGGATAGTTATTGCTCCTAAAGTAGGAACAATTGATGTAACACCCATTATTTGGACACAGTTTTCAGGCGTAGGAACATCTGGTTATTCTGGTTATTCTGGTTATAGTGGGTTTAGCGGTTATTCGGGAGATTCTGGTTATTCTGGAGATTCTGGAATTTCAGGCTATTCTGGTGATAGCACTTCTGGGTACTCTGGTTTTTCTGGCTATAGTGGCTATAGTGGTCAACAAGGAACTTCAATTAATTTATTGGGTTCTGTTCCTACCCCAGCAGATTTACCACCAACTGGCAATCAAGTTAACGATGCTTATATTGTTGATTCTGATGGTGACCTATGGGTTTGGAATGGTTCTGAATGGTTCAATGCTGGTCAAATTGTAGGTTTTTCTGGTTACTCAGGATTTAGCGGCTACTCTGGCGAAAGCGGATATAGCGGAGATTCAGGCATAAGCGGCTTTAGCGGTGATTCAGGAATAAGCGGTTACAGCGGTTTTAGCGGAGATTCTGGTATCAGCGGTTACTCTGGTTCAGGCGTGTCGGGATACAGCGGTTATAGTGGCGACTCGGGCATTTCTGGATACTCTGGTGATTCTGGTATATCGGGATTTTCAGGCGATAGTGGTATTAGCGGATTTTCTGGTGATAGCGGTATTTCTGGCTATTCTGGTGACTCAGGAATTTCGGGATATTCTGGTTTTAGCGGTGACTCTGGAATATCTGGATTTAGCGGAGATAGCGGAATATCGGGCTACTCTGGTGATTCAGGAATATCTGGCTACTCAGGTGACAGCGGAATAAGTGGATACTCTGGTTTTTCTGGCGACAGCGGAATATCGGGCTGGTCAGGTGATTCTGGAATTAGCGGCTATAGCGGATATAGTGGCGATTCAGGTATATCTGGTTTTTCTGGTGATAGCGGAATATCAGGATTTAGCGGGTATTCTGGCATATCTGGATTTTCTGGATCAAGTGGCATATCCAGCAATTATTACTTTTACAAAGCTAATACAATTTTAAACAGCGGTGATCCCGGTTCTGATTACTTGCTTTGGAATAACGCATTACAAGTTGCTTCTACTCAAATCAATGTTAGTAATTTAGCGGCAAATGGCGTAGACATTAATGTATTTTTAGCTTTACTTGCAACAACTGAAGAATTTGTTATTCAAGATCAAAGTAATAGTGCAAATTCACAAACTTGGGTAATTACTGGAACACCAACTAATGTTGGCAGTTATTTTACTATTCCAGTTACTTTAGTTTCTTCTGCTGGTACTGGCACAGCACCCGGATTTATTAATGACCAAGCAATTATTTTTGCCATTGCAAATGGAATAAGTGGTTGGTCAGGTTATAGCGGAATTTCTGGTTTTTCTGGTTATTCAGGAATTTCTGGTTTTTCTGGAATTTCAGGCTGGTCAGGCGATAGTGGGATTTCTGGTTTTAGCGGATTTTCTGGAATAAGTGGCTATTCTGGTTTTTCAGGAATAAGTGGTTATTCTGGCTTTGGCATTTCAGGTTATAGCGGCTTTAGCGGAATAAGTGGTTATTCTGGATTTAGTGGAACATCTGGTTATAGTGACAAATATGCAACTACAAGTACTGATCCTGATTTTGCTTTAGGTGATATAAATGGTGCAATTATTGTTGGTACTGGATTAAGTTGGACTGTTGGTCAAACAGCCATTATTGCTTATAATATTTCAAATTATGCAGATGTAACTGTAACTGCTTATAACCCAACAACAGGATTATTTTCATTTAATGTAAATAATTACGCTGGCATGGGGACATATCCTTGGACTATTAATTTACAAGGTTCGGTAGGAACAAGTGGATTTAGTGGTTTTTCTGGCTATAGTGGCATATCAGGTTATTCTGGTTACAGCGGTAGCGGTATAAGCGGTTATTCTGGTTTCTCTGGCATTAGCGGGTATAGTGGCTTTTCTGGTAGTGGCGTTTCTGGTTACTCTGGCTATTCAGGTTACTCTGGTAGCGGAACTTCTGGCTATTCTGGATTTAGCGGAATAAGTGGTTACAGCGGTTATTCTGGAAGTGGTGTAAGTGGATATTCTGGATACTCAGGAAGTGGTGTAAGCGGTTTTAGTGGGTATTCCGGGTTCAGCGGTATCAGCGGTTTTTCTGGTAGCGGTGTGAGTGGTTATAGTGGATATAGCGGATATTCTGGAAGCGGAGTATCTGGCTATTCTGGTTACTCTGGCTACAGCGGATCTGGAGTATCTGGGTATTCTGGTTACAGCGGCATCAGCGGCTATAGTGGATCAGGTGTAAGCGGATACAGCGGATTCTCAGGCATAAGTGGCTATTCTGGTGCTGTTGGAACTTCTGGATATTCAGGTTTTAGTGGTATATCTGGAACAAATGGCACAAGTGGCTATTCAGGATTTAGCGGTATTTCAGGATATTCTGGTTCTGGTATTAGTGGATATAGTGGTAGTGGAGTATCTGGTTATTCTGGTTATTCTGGCTATTCTGGTAGCTCTGCGGCTAGTATTTCTATTAGTAATGATGTAGCTACTAGCACTAATATTTACCCAGTATCAGTAACAGCAACTAGTGGCACAGCCAGCACTATCTATACTAGCAATGCAAAACACTTATTTAAGCCATCTACTGGTGAGTTATCTGCTTCAGAACTGTTGGCAAGTAATGGTCTTGTTTTAAATAATATGACTGTAGCAACATCTTATACAATTCCAACAGGATATTCAGCTTCATCAGTAGGAGCAATTACAATTAGTGGTGGTATAACAGTTACAGTCCCAAGTGGATCAAGATGGATAGTATTGTAAATATTTAATAAGGATTAGTGATGCAATCCAAGAAAATTTATGGATTAGATGTAGCAACTCAATGGGAACAAATACTAGAACTTCATGTTTTAGCATTAGCAAAAGAACACCATCCAGATTGGTATCGGTGGCGGCTTTCAAACAACTATGAAAGAGCCGTATTTCTTAAAGGTGATCCAGTATTTCCTAGAGAAACTCAAAGATATAACTGGGCTAGACAAAATTTAAGAGGAACATCTATATTAGAGATTGGTTGTTCTACTGGGTATGGGTGTCAATTTTTACCTGATAACTATACTTATATGGGTATAGATTACGATCCAATTATTATTCAAGTTGCTAAAGAACAGGAATGGCGAGCTAATTGCGAATTTGTTAATGTTGATATTAATAAAATTGGAATTGACCACTACGACACCATTATTGCTTTTGAAGTAATTGAACATTTAGACAATGGATTAGAGATTGTTGAAATGCTTAAACGACATTGCGACACTTTATTAATTACAGTTCCACACAATGAGCCTAAAGGCTTCTGGGGTGAACATCATAAGCTACATGGATTAAATGAAAATCATTTTTCTGATTTTTACTTTAATTACATAAATGAAGCTGGAGAAATTTCAGATGTAATGCAAGAAATTACACCTGAAAATCGTTGTAATTTAATGATTTGTAGGTGGGATAATGCCTAAAATACTATGCTCAATAGCAACTAGGGGGCGTTATCACACAACGCTTCCTTTAGTTTTAGAAGCTGTTATTAATCAAACTTGGCTACCTAACAAAATTGTTATTTTTGACGACAATGATGAACCCCAAGATATGCGAAAAGAAATGATTTATCAGCATTTCTTTCAAATAATGGCTATTAAAGGTATTGAATGGAAGTGGTTATTTGCTGAAAAAAAAGGACAACATCACATTCATCAAATGGCTAATCGTATGGATTTTGATTGGGTTTGGCGTGTAGATGATGATTGCGTTCCTGAAGCCACAGTCTTGCAAAGCCTGTATAGCCATGCTACACAGTTTCCCAATGTTGGGGCTGTAGGTGGTGCAATTCTTACTCCACCATTACAAGATACTTCTAAATCTACGGGGTTAATTAAAAACATTGATTCTGAGCCTAATATTCAATGGAATTTTATTGATGGCATTAGGGAAGTAGAGCATTTACATTGTTCTTTTTTATATCGGGCAGGGGTCTATGACTTTAATTTAGGTCTTTCCAGAGTAGCTCATCGTGAAGAAACGCTATTTACCTATGGTTTATACAAAAAAGGATATAAAGTATTGGTTGTACCTAATGCTGTTTCTTGGCACATGAAAAACCCTCAAGGGGGTATTCGTGCTGAAACAAAGAAGGAGATGTACGACCATGACGAACAAATATTTAGAAACACACTCAGTTTTAATGACAATACTGTTGTTGTTCTCAATTCTGGACTTGGGGATCATATTGTATTTAATTCCATATTGGGTTCTATCAAAAATCCAGTTGTCTTTGGTTGCTATCCTGAAATAATCCCTTGTCGTTCTATAGCTGAAGCACAGCACCTTTTTGGTAACATAGATCAATGGAATATCTATGGCAAGATGGATCAATGGAAGTGGACTGATAGCTTAGAAAATGCCTACAGAAAGCTTTATTTATGATAATCATTCACCCTTTTGCCAAACCATTAAGAAATGGCAAAACTAACCCTAAAAACTACCCTTATTGGAAACAATTAATCTCCATGATTAATGAACCTATTATTCAAATAGGCGTAGAAGGAGAAGAACAGTTAGTTTATGATTTTCGTAAAAATTTGCCAATCCCAGAACTTAGAAAGTTAATCCAAGAATGTCGAATTTGGATTGGCGTAGACAGCTTTTTTCAGCATTTAGCTTGGGATGAAAAAAAATCGGGCATTGTTCTTTGGTCAGTATCAGACCCTTTAATATTTGGACATCCAGAAAACACCAATTTACTTGAAAATCGTGATAATCTATCAAAAAATCAGTTTCTTTGGTGGGAAGCAACAGAACATAACCCTAGTAGTTTTGTAAAGCCAGAGATTGTTAAAAATTATCTATAAAAAGGCTTTTTATGTTCGACCAAACACTTTTTAATTATGCGTTAGCTTTATGTGGTGCTTTGGGCGGATGGGTTCTAAAAGTTATTTGGGATGCAGTTAAAGATTTACAATCGGCAGATAAGGTTTTGGTAGAAAAAGTAAACACTATTGAGATTCTTATAGCTGGAAACTATATGTCTAAATCAGATTTTGACAAAATTGCTATTGCTATTTTTGCAAAATTAGACAAAATAGAGGACAAATTGGATAAAAAGGCAGATAAATAATGTTTAAAACTATTTGTGCTTTACTTCGTAAAAAACCTGAACCAGCTATTATTCCAGTTTTTCCTGTTAAAAAGAAACCAATAGCCAAAAAAGTAGTGGCTAAAACTGTTAAAAAACCAGTAGCAGTTAAAAAAACTATCAAAAAGCCTATTTTGAAAAAAAAATGAAAGCAATGCACAAATCAAGGACTATGTGGTTTTCCTTGCTTCTTGTTATATTTGGTGCTTTAGCAGATAATTTTTCTTATGTCCAAAACATTATTGATCCAAAATATTATGGC